CCGGCATCACGAGGTTCTGATCATGCCCTTCCCATTCGCAGCACTGGCGCCCTTCGCGGGCGCCGCTCTCGATGCAATCTCTACTCACTCGGCCAATCGCGCTTCGATGAAATTCAACGAGCGTATGGCCTCAACACAATGGCAGCGTGGCACCAAGGACATGCTCGCTGCCGGAATCAATCCTATGCTCGCTGTGAGCCAAGGCGGCAACAGCGCTCCTACCGTGCAACTCGATCCAGTCACGCGCAATACGGCCAGCACTGCTTTGTCAGTGCAGGCTCAACGCGCTCAGTTGGAGCAAATCGATGCACAAACAGAGCTCTTGCGAGAGCAAGGAGCAAAAACAAAAGCTGAAGCAGTCATGCTGTCCCATGAAATTCCATGGTCTAGCGCTAATGTCTATGAAAAAAGCATGCAATTGCGTACTCAGACGCAGATTGCTTCTACTCAAGCAAAGAAACTTGAACAGGAGCTTAAACTCGCTGCGGAGCAGGCACGCGAGAAAAAGCTCACCAATGATCAACTGCAAAAGATTCAACCTGTCTTGTTGGAGTATCAACGTCTCCTTGCTCAAGGAGAGAAACTCGGTATTCCTGTCAAGCAGGTCGAGGCAAAATTCGCACAGGAAATGGGCGATGGCGGCAAGCTTTTACGCTTCATCAAGGAGATGATCAAATGAATTACGCAACACGCAAACTCGCTGCTGGCTACCGCAGCGCCAAACCCTCGCTCACTGAACAGTCAGGTTCGAGGGAAACAGACATCAACGTCATCATCGGCCGCTTCGCAATAAGCGGCACAGTCCCGTCGTCTCGTACTCCGCCCATGTCGGGAGACTTTTCGGAACTACCCGCGGATCTCCGCGGCTTCATCGACATGGGTAAGCGCCTCAACGCATTACGTGACCGTTTACCGCCTCAACTGCGCTCTATGTCAAATGAACAACTGTGCATGTTGACAACTGAACAACTCAACACTATCTTGAAGCCGCCGGCACCTCCGCCGGCATCTCCGCCGGCACCTCCGCCGGCAATTAAGCCCGCACAGGAACCCAAGCCATGAAAGTATTCGCACTTCGAGACCGCTTCCTGAACTACTTCCTTCAACCCTTCACGGCTAAAGACGTGAAGCAGGTACAGGCAAGCCTTTCAGACACAATCAATGGAGATACGCCTCATGCGATCGCAGCAGCCCCGCACCACTTCGAGCTCTGGCAGCTCGCGGAAATCGACGAAGAAACCGGCGACGTCGTCGCCGCCAAAGATTTCCTCTTCGAGTGCGGCGCCCTCGTTCGAACAGATATTCGGCAAGACCGAAACCCCTCAGCTCGTACAGGCGCGGAAGCGCCTCTCAACCGTGCAAGAGCTCATCAGAGACGACGAGGCGAAGCCGAAGAGTCGATTAGCCCTACTGCGGACACGGTCCGCACAGAGGCTCTCACGGCTCCGGAAGGAGCTCCGGGAGCTCACGGAGTACATAATGGAACTCGCTGACGAAGGCAGCCACTGACCATCGCCTTACTAGATTAAGATGGTCCTGGTGACACCGCTTGACATCATCAGTCACTGCCTAGTACAAAGGCTCTCGATTCAACTTGATATCTTCAGGAGCTCACATGTACCGAAAGCGCATGACTGGAAAACAACACGGCCGAAGCTTCGCCAAGGCCCGCTCAAGGACCAAGGCGGTTAATTCGCCACGCAAGCCAATGCGTGGCGGCTTCCGCTTCTAATGCCCTGCGAGGCTCCTCGCAACGTTCACAGGCCCACCAATGGTGGGCCTCTTTCTTTCACCGGTCCTCGGAAGGACGGTCAGTCCTACACATCTATGCAACTACCCTGCGGAACCTGCCTCCTGTGTCAGGAGGAAAAAGCACGGCAGCAAGCCGTCCGCATCTATCACGAGTCCATGTCGTATATGGAATCTAGTTTCATCACTCTCAGCTACGCGCCGAAGCACGAACCACAATATGGGAGTCTTCACTATGAGCACCTCGTTAAGTTCTGGAAGAGGATGCGCAAACACCTATGGCAGAAACAGCGCAAGAAATTGCGCTACTACGCCGTCGGAGAATACGGCGATAAATCACTACGTCCGCACTATCACGCGTGCGTCTTCGGCCATGCATTCACAGAAAATCGAATCATTCTTAAAACGACACCACATCTGCTATGGACATGCCCCCTACTCGAAGAGTGGTGGGGGCTTGGCTACGTGAGTGTCGGAGCGCTGAACTTCAGAACAGCGCGATACACAGCAAGCTACGTCACCAAAAAACTACGTTCAAAACAACAATACGTCCGTACGGACGAAACAACCGGGGAACTCATCCCTCTCGAGCAACCGCGATCATTCATGTCTCGCAATCTCGGGAAAAAATGGTGGGAAGAAAACAGACACTTCGTGTCAGCCCACGATTACGTAGTCATCGATGGCAGAAAACAAAAGCCACCTCGTGCATACGACAAGTGGCTTGCATCTATGAACAAACTACCTATGGAGCTAATCAAAGAGCAGCGACAAAAACAATCAATCAGGCTGTCGCAAGGAGCAATCAACGCGCGCGCGTCAGACGTGCGTGCGAAAAAACAGCTCAAATCGACAGCTATCTAAACTCATGGGCATCTTGCCCATGAGTAACCAAGCGTAGCGCGGTCAGTCTTAACTACTTCAAGGATTACCATGTCATTCCGCAACAAAACTGCTTCACAGCATAACTTCGCCACCATCCCATCATCCGATGTTCCCCGCTCTAAATTCAAAATGCGCCAAACGCGCAAACAGGCTTTCGACGCATCCGATCTCATTCCGATCATGTGCGAGGAAGTCCTCCCCGGCGACACGTGGCAACACACAGAATCCATCATGGCCCGTCTTGCCACACCTATCGCACCAGCTCTCGATGATCTGGTGCTCGAAACCTTCTACTTCTTCTATCCGAATCGCCTCGCCTACCCGTCAATGATGGTCTCTAGCGCCATCGAACATGGGTGGGAGGCGTTCATCTCCGGCAGGCCCAATGATGGCCTGCCGTACCTCACGCCGGCCTTGCAGGCCGGTCCTGCTTACCCGATTGATGTCGGCATGCTTGCCGATCATTTCGGGCTTCCTACAGGCGATCACACTGCCGAGTGGGGCTTTACTGCTGCTCCCTTCATCGGCTATTTCCACATCCACAACGAGTGGTTCCGCGACCAGAATCTGCAACTTCCTTGGGACTTGGCAGTACTTCAATCCGGCGTCGGTCCTATCGCTTGGACAGATATCACTCAGAGCGATGCCACCATCTGGGATGGCATGCCTCTTCGTGTCAACAAAGTGCACGACTATTTCACCAGCTCCCTTCCCTTCGCGCAAAAGGGCGCAGACGTCATGCTGCCTCTGGGCAGCACAGCTACCGTCTACACCAACGCCACCCCGCTCATCACAACGGCGCAATCGGCAATGCGCTTGGCAAACGTTGCTACTGGCGCGCCTACCGGTGGTGGCTACGTCATCACTTCCGGCGCCGGCATCGCCGGCACGGATATTGACGGCGGTCTCACCAACAACAACGACGTCTTCCCGTCGAATCTCTACGCGGATTTGACCACTGCGACATCCGCGACCATCAACCAAATCCGGCTTGCCGTGGTTACACAACAGCTTCTGGAAAAAGATGCTCGAGGCGGCTCGCGCTACGTCGAACAGCTACTCGTTCATTTCGGTGTACGTTCTCCCGACTTCCGGCTCCAGCGTCCGGAATATCTCGGTGGCTCTCGCCTTCCAATCACTGTCAATCCCGTCGCGCAGACGGCAGCCTACGACGCCGAACCCGGTCCTATCGCATCAGCCGTCGGCAATCTCGGTGCAGAGATGCACGCATCAGGCAACAATCGCACCTTTACCTACGCAGCCACTGAACATGGCTATATCATCGGTCTCGCTTGCGTACGCAGCAAGCCAACCTATCAACAGGGTATTCGTCGGCACTGGGGCCCCACACGCCGTACCCGTCTCGGTTACTACTTCCCGGTCTTCGCCAACATCGGCGAGCAGGCCGTGGACACTACCGAGATCTTCTTCCCCATAGACACAACTCCCGCGGTCAGTACTTGGGGATATCAGGAACGTTGGGCGGAATTACGCTACACACCCAACGAAATTACCGGCCACCTTCGCTCTACTTCAGCCACACCGATGGACTGGTGGCATTACGCGGAGGAATTCATTGCGGAGCCCGCCCTGAACGCCGACTTTATCACGGATAAAACCAAGGAGACTCTGGCTAGGTCTCTCGCAACCCTCCCGACTCAATGGTCCGCTCAAATCATCATGGACGTCCTGCACGAGAATACAGTCGCAAGACTCATGCCTATGTACAGCGTACCCGGCATCACGAGGTTCTGATCATGCCCTTCCCATTCGCAGCACTGGCGCCCTTCGCGGGCGCCGCTCTCGATGCAATCTCTACTCACTCGGCCAATCGCGCTTCGATGAAATTCAACGAG